AAGAATGATGCAAGCTAGTCTCTCGACCGTCGCGCTCGACAACGTGCCGCATACCGGACGGGGTTCTGATCTCCAGACGCAGGTAGGTATACACCTCACCTGTCCGTAACAGGATGAACCGCTGTCCCGGCTTTACGTTTCGCACTCGCGTGACACCTTCTGATTTCATTCTCTAGTTCCCGCCTAGCTGCCAACCCTCTGGCCTTCTCAACCTGCTCCAGATGCTCTCGGCGCTTTTTGATCGGCCATCTCAGCACAGTGACAGCCTCGCAGTGCAATGCGTACTCTCGTGACTGCAAGCCAACTACGGCGCCATCAGGGAGAGTGACGAGTCTTGCGTTGTCGTGTCGTTCGCCGCACGCAAAACAGACATCTCGTCCGTCTGCGTCAACCCGTGATTTATCGCCCATGCCAATACCTGTTCAACGTAATCGGAAAACTGTGCCTTCGTCAGCCCTGTTGTAGTCGGCTCTGCCTCCATCACCTGACCGTTGGGCAACTCCAACATCCTCCCAGGAAGATACCGAGTCTTGAAGTAAGCGTGCCAGACATCCTGATCGTGAGCCTGACCCTGCGGACGTATCTGCTCGCTGATCGCTGACAGTGTGGCCCAGTAAAACGAGTTCTGAGCGCTTGTTCTGTTGGGTGGCTCTATCCGTACCACCCAGCCATGGCGAGCGGTTTTGACGGCCTCTACAGCCCTCTGGCGGGCGGTGTCGTGCGCTAGTGTGAAGATCATTTCAATACACTCCATGCTGTTGCTGCCACTGCTGGAACTTGTCCATTTCCAATGGCTTTAAGTCTGTCCACCCTAGCGGCCACCCCATTAGCCACTCGACCCACGTTGGGTTCAGACTTCCACCAGCTTGTGCCGTCAATGTTGGGGTATTGCGGTTGTGTTCGCTTGGTGCGTTCGTCTCTTTTGCATTGTGCGCTGTCGGCGTCGGCCACTTTGTAACTGCTGTCGCCAATCCGTCCCCGCTCGTTTTGCTCAGACCCTTGCGGTTGTAGTTGCCATGAACCGTTGGCGTCGGCCAAGTTCTTGCATATGTTGCAAGACTTCTTCCCGATTGGCTCGGAGCATTTTTGCTGTATAAAACTTTTTTGTTGTCTCGATTTGTCGTGTCTGGGGTCGGAAGCAAGAACCCAGATTCTGTCTCGCTGATGCGGTGCACCAACGTCTGCCGCGCCCATAACATCCCACTGCGTGTCATACCCGAGCGAGGTAAGGTCTGCAACGACTCTGGTTCCTCCTCTAATAGTGAGCATTGGGCTGTTCTCAATGTAAACGTAACGGGGTCGAACTTCGCCAACCACCCGCGCCATTTCTCGCCAGAGTCCTGATCGTTCCCCGTCAAGTCCGTCGCCTCGGCCTGCAATGCTGATGTCCTGGCATGGAAACCCGCCAGATACGACATCAACAATGCCTCGCCACGGTCTACCGTCAAAGGTGCGAATGTCATCCCAAATCGGGAAAGGCGGGAGAAGTCCGTCATTTTGTCTGGCGCACAGAACGCTTGCGGGGTATGGTTCCCATTCAACTGCGCAGACTGTTCGCCATCCAAGGAGGTGGCCTCCGAGTATTCCTCCACCAGCGCCTGCGAAAAGAGCCAGCTCATTCATAACTCCACTTCTTTCAATTGCCAACGGTTGCCTTCCTTAAACCACCCATGCAAGACAACCCGCCACCCTGAACGAATCATCTCAGGGTAAGCCTCGGCCTCCTCGATCTTGTGCCGACGTTCTGAGAGATGACCCTTGCTAGTCACCTGGATTGCTACCGTCTCGCCATGACCGATTGCAAGCAGGTCAATGCAGGCTCTTACTGTCGTGCGGAATACGCCCCGTCTGTCCGGGGTGTCCAGATCAGAACGCGGCGGCTCTTGCCTTGATGTAGGCGGCATGAGCTTCTTGAGCAGTAGCAAACCGCCCAAGATGTCGCTTGATGCCATCGATTTGGATCTCAGCCCCGTACTTGTCCCTGCTCTTGTCGTAGTAAACGCCAAGCACCTGGGTTTTGCTGTTCTTCTTTGGATGCTTCCGATTCAAACCGTTTCTTGAACGGTCAAGCGGTCTAAGATTCTCGATGCGGTTGTTCGATGGGTCACAGTCAATGTGATCTATGACAGGCGGCAGTTCACCGTTGTGGAACAGCCAAACCAGCCGATGAACAAGGTAAAGCCGGCCATCGACAGAGGTAACTCGATACTTGTCTTTGCGGGTGCTTCCGATCGGCCTGTCGCTTCCATGCCGATACAGATTGCCGTCGTGATACCGAAAAAGCTGATGCAGCCGCTCTCGGCTGATATGATTGTCGCGCATCGTCGCGTTCCTTCTTAACGCATTGATGAAGTGGCACCAGGGCCTGCCAGCCCTGGTTGTCGCGACTATACCGCGAAAATGTCGAAATCAGAAGAGGCGATTGCTTGTTGTACAAGCGGAGCGCCACCGAGCGTTGGCTTCCTCGTCAACCGATTATGCTCACCGCCTCCGAGCATGAGGTATTGGAACGAATCCCCGATATGAGAGAACTGGTTCTTATTCGGGCTGTCCTTGTACCTTTCTTGCCCAGCGCCGATCGAGACACGCTTGTAGAAGTACCCACCCCCCAAGGCCTTCCGCAATAGCTTGCAATCGCGATGCACGATCAATCCAGGCTTGCCGTTGATCAATCTCTGCATCGGTGCCGCGCTGGCCTCCCGCCTGACTTTGAAATCATTCGATGCCGTAGGCTGCGCCTTCAATCCTAAGGTTCGCAAGAAATCGAACGCGGTCACCTCGTAGATCGCGTCCCTCGCCATACCGGCGGGATCCCCCCAGAGCATGACCTGGTGGTTGGGGTATCGCTGGTTGAGCTCTGCGAGCAGCTGCAGGCCGAACCGCTCGAGGCCCATGTCGAAGGTCACGATCTCGTGGTGGATCAGCCAGCGGCCGTTGGGGAGCCTCTGGCCGATAGTGGCTGCAGGGGTGAGACCAAAGTCCAGCCCCACCTGGATGGGTACGCCAGGCTCGACCTCGGTCTCACCGCTCATAATGGCGTCGTCGTACTCTGGCCAGACGGGTCGGCCCTCTTGAACATAGGTGTACTGGCCCGCGGCATAGCACCGGATCCAGTCCAGGTTCTTACCCGGCAGCATCTGCTGGTAGTAGCCGGCGGGGAGGTTGTTGATGTTCTCGGCTGCAGGGTTGGTCTTCCACCACTTGCCGGCAGCGAGCATATGGTCATTGGCCTCGGGGTTGTCCGGCAGGTCGTCTGCTGGCACCTCGATGACACCGCCTGGTTGCTTCCAGAACTTCCAGCCTCGGGGCTTTTCCTTCTCGGCCATGTTGTGCCACCAGTGGTCGTCGTCCATCGGGTTGGTATCCATCCAGATGCCGTGCCAGGACGCGCCGCCATCACGCTTCGTTGGATACCGTCCCACCCGGTGCGTGAGGCCGTCTATGACCGCTTTGGGGAGCTCACGGGCCTCGTTGACCCATGCGCCTGTGAGCTCGAGAGAGAGCAGCTTTCTAACGTCCTTGGGCTGATCGAGCGCCAGAAAGATGACCTCGCAGTCGATACCGGCAGCATCACCGCGGGCGGGCAGCCGAATGTGGTGGGTGATGGGCGGCGTCCAGAGCATGTTGCCGAACGTCGACTCGGGGAACAGATCCAGCCAGGTCTTGATGGTCGTGGTCTTCAGCATGGGGTAGCTGTTCCTGACCACCGCCCAGCGCGAGTACCGGATGTTGTCGATGGGGGAGGGCTTCTGCTTGACGGCCTGGATGAAGATCTTGGCCGCGCAGGCGTAGCTCTTCCCGCTCCCCACCGGCCCCATGACACCGGCCACGAACTGTCTGGATTGGATGAAGTCGTAGACCACCGGGCTCTCGCTGAAGTCCAGCTTCAGTCCGGTGACGCCGACCTGCTTGGCGCTCTGTTCTTTAGTTCTCACTTGCGTCCTTCAATCAGCATCTTCATGGCAATCACAAGATCACTGGCGGTCTGCTCGGTGATGATGATCGACTCGCTGTCTTGTCTGACCTCAAAGTACAGCGGGCCATCAGAGAGCGATTCTGAGTCGATCTCGACATCGACCGCAATGCCAGGCCCGTTGTCGATCTCGTATCGTGTTGGTTTGATCTTCATATCTCCCCCTGCAGCACTTTGGCTGCATACAGATACTGATTGTGCTGACCGCCAGACCGCTCGTGCAGGCGCTCTAGTATCAGGATGCATCGATCACGCTCAGCAGCTGCAGCACGCTCTGCAAAGCGCATCAGAAAGGCCAGATCCTTCTCTGGCGTATCTGACAACTCCCAGAACGCTCCGCAATCCAGCGCCTGGCGCAAGATCTCGTCTCGGTTCATCGCTCCAGCCTCCCATTCGGATCCCCATCATTCTCAACCTGCAGCGTCTCTGCCGGCACCTCATAGGTCGACCACCGGTGCCCACACTCCACGCAATCCCTGAGACGCCACTTCCACCCATACCGGGTGTCGCGTCTGGACTCCTTCACCTGCGACTTCCAGCTTCCGCACTCCACACACACACTCATCCCTCCCCCCTGGGGGCCACCACGTTCACGTCAATCACCGAGGGCTTCTCATCGTCTTCAGGCCTGTCCAGCAGACCACTAGCCTTGGCCAGCAACCGCAGCACCTGAACCTTGTCAAAGAGCTCGATCTCAAGCGTCTGCTGCCCGTCCTTACCCTTCGTCACCCTCACGTTCTTGATCGCCTGCAACGCATGCTCAGGGATCCTCCCCGCTCCCTTGAACCTCACCGTCCCGTCATCATCCCAATCCATGATGTCCGTGATCTTCGTCTTCGCCATGCACAGCAACAGATACGCCACCGCCTCCCGGTTCTCAACGATCGTGGCTGACCTCTCGAGCCTGCGCTGGACGGATCTGATACCACCCCACCCATCCAGACTCGGTATCGTCGCGCTGAACTTCTGCTTACCCGTAGGCATACCAACACTCCTCAAAACGGGATCTCTTCGTCCTGCTGACCCTGATACCCATTGCTCTTGGCCTGCTCATGCGGCGACTGCCCAGCCTGCTGCACCCGATCACCCAGCGCCAGGCTGATCCACTTCTCACCCGCACTCGTCTCCTTCGTCCACCCGCTCACCCAATACACACTCCCATCCGGCAGCATCAGCCGACCCTTCAGATTCGGATGCCGCTCACTCGTCTTCTTGTCGTTCTTGAACAGACTGCCCTGCCCAGGTCTCATCTCGTATGCCATCGTCATCACCTTTCTGTGGTTAGGAAAACTTGAGGAAAATTTTGGGGCCAAATACTCAGGGAAAATTTTGGAGAGACCCCCACTCGCTACCGGTGAGGGGGAGGGGGCAAGGGTCTACGCGTGACGCGCCCGCATGACGCGCCCCATGCGCACGCCTAGCCGTATGACACCGGGCCTCGCCTCCCGCCAGCACCCGACACGGCCCTTCCTGTCCAATTCCCATACGTTCGTTTGAGTTTTGTACGGAGCCCGTAGAAAGGCCTACAACGCGCTGGAAGGGTGCCTGGCTATGTCCGGTCATCCTGCACCCCGGTCGTCCGCTGTAGGAGATCCTGGCGCGTTCTGGGCGGTGTCATACACGCCGTCGACGATGCGGTCGGCGTTCAGGTTGATGACCGACTCGAGCAGCGAGGCCAGGCGAGGCGGCGGCAGACCCTCGGCCTTGTGCCGGTCGA